CAACGCCGATACTTCTAACCGCTTTAATGCTTGCAGGTGTACCATTCATTAGGCCGTCAGAATCCATATTCAGGTCAAATACATGAATTCTATAGAAATCGCCAACTTTGTCTACGTTTCTCACACGCGCCGTACCGTACGAGTGCGTGTCAGCGAATACAAATGCCGACGTTGTATTTGGATATAGATTAACAGTACTTAATGTGTCTACTAGATCCACCATTCCTAGTGTATCATTGACAGCTGCAAGGAAATAGTTACCATATTTGGCATTTACTACTTCATTTGATTTTGTTAAAACATCCTCATAAGTACCTGTAAACTCTAGACTTCTAGGCTTTGCAACTCTAATAAAGCTCTTGGAATTTCTAGTTATTCTTCTACCATTAACAAAGGCCGTACCGGGTTCTATCTCATATGAAAGAAATCTATCATCGGCACTATCCTTATTAATAGTTAGGCCAAAGCTACCACCAGCCTTTTGTTCAATAAAGTCGCCAGTAATACTACTAGTTCTTTCGTTTAAAATCCCACCAACTTCTGCTAAAATTTTATTCGAATCATTAGTAAGCTCTGCAACCCCATTTACAATATCATAGAGTTCATAGAATGTTTCACCAGCCACGATCTTATCTGCAGTTGTTAAGGTCAAAGTGATTTTCAAACGATCCGCACCAGGTGAGGTAAGGTTAGGTGTAGCACCGGAGTTATCATACAATGCTATATTGTCACTAGCTGTGACTATTTGTTCACTAAGTTTAAACCCTACTTTAACTGTTGGTGTGGCGGTATATTTCCCGATAACAATTGATTGCGCCTCTACAAACAGTAAGTGACCGCCAGCGTACGTATTAAATGTTGGCACCTCCACCATAGCGGTTGACCCGATAGATCCAGCATCAGATTTAATAGTAAGAACCCCAGATCCAAGTGTCGTATCAAGAACATCACCCAATGCAAAGTTGGCTATTTCTGAAGGATTAGCACTGGGAATTGATCCCCCAGTCTTACCCCTAGTCAATCTTACAATTACGACGTTGTTAGGATCTCCTACATCAGTATTTGCTGGTATGATTTTTTTTACCTCTGCGAAGGTCTCACCGTTATCGATTTCTGTCCCGATTAATTCAGAATAGTTTACTGGAAGGGAGTCGACTATTAGATATGTGAATGCTTGAGATTCTGTACCCGCTGCTATGTTTGTGCCAGCATTAAATATAGCTCCTTCAGTAACAATAAATTTGGCCAGCCTTTCTAACTCTTTCTGAATAATAGTCTGTAACTGTGTAAGCTCTCGGGCTTGCAAAGCTCTACCATTATTAAAAAGGATACGATGATAATGATCGCTATCTCTATAGTCATCATTATATTCTGCCAAGAATGTCGTGTTATTTAAATTGGTTGCCATTTTCTATCCTTAGAGCTTTATAATAACTTTTAGATCTTCCGTTCCGTCGGGTTGTCTAATAATAGGTTCAATATTAGTAATATATAAGATCTCGCCAGAGTAGGGATCTACGTCCGGATTAGTAATAGTATCAACCGTAAGAGTATCTCCAGTTGATGCCGGATCTAGTGTAAGTGTATCACCAATTTGGAAATCCGTAAATCCTGTTTCTTCGGTCTGGTGGATCCAAATGTCTGAATCTTTTGCGTAATCTACATAGGCTTGGGCTGTACTTGTACCAGTGACAGTCGTATCATTTAGATAAGCAATCTGAGATGGTATAGCAGTTAATCTTAGCTTTTTAGCTACAGTCCCCGAAGTAGCAGTAAATGGGGTAGAACTACCATACTGTGTTGGGTTCTTCCATATTCCTACCTGACGATAGTCGTTACCTGTTAAAAACTTCCCACCGTTTTCAAACTCATCTTCGATCTCTAGCTTAACACTAAACATAATAGCGGTAGATCTTAGATCATCGATTGGGTTAGCACCCAAACCTGCTCTCGGGCCAAAGATTGGTACCACCTTACCTCCGGATCCACCAGAAATAGTTACATTAGCTTGCGAATATCCGCTGCCCATATATGCAGCCATATCTCCAAATCCAACTGAACCAGCTCTTGCACTATCTCCAACCTCTACAGCAGCAATCCCTCCAGTACCATCAGGAATAACATGCCCGGTAGCACCAGACCCATCCCCAATAACGGTAACAGTGTCAGATGTTGTATAACCAGAGCCTGCCTGCAGGACTCTATATCCTACGATTTGCCCCGCTACTGCTGCATTCTGAATAGTATATTGCCCAAAATATGGATCGGTTGGTCCTGCAGAATCCACATATTTAACAGGCATAAAGTTGGATGTTAGAAAACTATTACCATCTGCTGTTGAGATAGTGTACAGGTACTTCCAAATATATTTGTCGTTGGTTTCTTGTAGCAACGTTGTATCAGTATGATTTGGTTTATCCACTGATGTTCTCGCAGATCCGTCAGCGTTTTTACCTTGCCTAATACAAACATACACGTTGTTGTCATCAGTCCGAACATAATAGTTAGCGGATTGGCCAGTAGACGCGTCACTATATCCCACATATACAGAACCACTAGACCAATCCTTATTCTCCATCGATACTACGAAAGAATGCGCTGCAAATGTTTTTAAAGATTGCAGATTATATCTAAATAGTTTTTCCTCACGATCATAAGGAAATGGAACATCTGGATTAGCATCATCATCCCATGATTGTGAACGTCCAACGGCAACATAGAAGTAATTGTCAGAGTCCCCTAACTTTACACCGGTGGCCTCATCAAATATCTGTTGAACCAATTGTTTCTTTAATTTATCTGTAATCTTTGCTACCATTGTCTAAGTCCTATGGATTAATTGCATACCCGTGGCCGCCAGTCACGAACCAACTGGAGTTATGCCATACTAGAGTTACCGTTTCATATTGCCCTAAAGTAATATCTGACCCTTGGTTAAAGGATGTAGGATCTACTGTTGCATTAGAAGCGTTGATGTTAGTGAATATTTTTACTTCACCACTTAATGTACCGTTCGGAACCGTGACTGTCAAAGAGCTAGCATTTAAAACGATGTTACCATATTGGCTGATATTTGCAGTATCGTTTGTAGTTAAATTTGCTGGAGTACCGTAAGCAACTTTATTCACTTTAGTCGAACCAGTTCCCTTTGCATCAACGTATAGGTGTATGTTTGTATCGCTTGATCCTACTGCAGAGATAATAGGTGGTGAACCTGAGCTAGCATTATCTACCTTAATTCTGTTAGTCGTACTGGACTGCGGGTTGAAAGAGATTACCGGAAGACCTGCTGAGTCTGCTAGCCATTGTTCAATCCTTGGACGAACCAATGACTTATTAGACATAGTTTGAGTATCACTTGTTCCAATTACTGTACCAGTTGGAATGGCTTTTTGTGCAGCTGAACCATCAATGTTGCCGGATGCATTCGATAGTACAAAGCTAGAAGCGGCAATTCCGGAAAGGGTATTATTATCAGCACTGATAGTCTTATTGGTTACTGTTTGTGTAGCTGTAGTAACTAAAACCGTTCCAGATGCAGCTGGAAAATCAATATCAATCTCTGATCCGGGATCAACAGCCCCAATTAAAGTGTTGTAGCTAGTCCCAATAATAGTCAATCCACTATCGGTTAGTCTTGTAGTACCAGCACCACCAGCATCACCACCTAGCAGACCATATAATTCTGTAAAATTATCATTAATCTTTACACCAGCAGTCCTTAAACTGTCACCAGTTCCATCGTTAGCACTTGTGCCGGTGTTAATATTTTGTCTTGCCATATCTAGCTCTCTTTTAAACTAAAAGTATTTATATATGTTAAAACGGATAATTAGCAGAATCCGCAGAGTTTGTTGCTGAATCGAATAGTGTTGAGTATCTATGTTGGTCGAATGTGGATATACCAACCCTACTACTATCAGTTTGTGAGAAGTTCACGCCATCTGGTGTTGCAGTAGTCTGAGTATCAGAGTCATCCATTGTAATTGAGTTCGATGATAGAAGCTCTTTAATGGTGTAGCCACTATTAATCGAATCTACTAGATAGGTTCCAACATCCACAAATGTCTGATCGACTCTTTGACGTTGCATTCCGATGGTGCCATCTCCTTTATTTATTAGAGTTATATCGAAGTCACCTGTAAGGGCAAAGTCACCCTCGAATTCAGAGTTTAGCAAGCTCTCTAAATCATCACCCTTTTCATCTTGTCTATAATCAATAGCGCCATTGTTGTCTAGTAAAGGATTGTGTTCTATATTATTCCAGTCAACGTTAACTAGCTCAAGTAGAATCTCACCACCAACGTAAACTCCAGCTGGATGCACAAAGAGTTTATAAACATCTCTCCATTGCTCAAATGGAATACTGCTACGGATTAAAATAGACATTACTTGATATAATTTATCATCAGTAATATACTTCCTAGACTCTGGGCCAATCTTGGAAGCCTCGACCTTAATCTGTTGTCCAGCTAAGTTAATGCTATCTTTACTATAATCTATCTCAGGTCCGACCTTAAAGATCTGTTCCTTTGGATAGGATATAGTCGGGTCAATACCAAAGAACCCCCGGAAGAACTGCTGAATGCTATACTTACTTCCTTTGGATCTGTAAAGTAGGTTACTGAATTTAACAGCTTCTCTTTTATTTTGGAATCCGCCAAAGTATGACTGACCTAATAGTAATTCATCCTCGAGGAATTCTAGTAACCTATTAGGAACTTGGGTAGCATCCCTATTTCTATAGAGCTGATGGATCATCCCCCCAAAGTTGTCTGCAGAGTCCAACCATTCGTAATAATAATCAAATAGCTTTAAAAGATTAGGGTACTCCGACCTAATGTGTTCAGGTAATGCTCTTTCAACCTCCGACCTTTGAAGATTAAGCAACGTTCGATTATTATCTAGTAAGGT